AAAGTATAATCTTCTACAGTTATTGTAGTTTCATTATATAAAAATTTACCGTAGATAGATCCTCTAGTTGTGGTATCTCTATTGTAATCAAAATCTATACTTAAAATATAATAAGTTTTTCCAGATCTAGATATTTTTTCTACGTTAGTAATAGATCCATATGATAAATTACCTTCAAAATCTTTTTGATAAATGGTTTTGTTCAAACAATCTTCAGGATTTCCATTTATAGATTCTACTAGAATATCATTAGTTACACTATAAATTGCTGAAGATGGTTCAATAACATTCTCTCTTGGTTTAATTACAGTTACTGGAGATCCAAAAACTGCTCCAAACAAAATTCTAAATGATTCGTCAGATCCTTTTGATTTGTAAAAATCTGATGATTGCTTTATAAATGTTCCTTCATTTAGTAAAGAATAAAAATCTCTTCCTTCAAATCCTGGAGTTAATTTAATTTTTATTTTATCTAAAAATTCTTTCAATAAAAACGCATAAAGATTATAGACTAAAATTCCAGAGTTATGATCTGCAGATTAGACCATTTCTCTCTGGAAATCCTTGTGTAGAAGCAACTGGTATTTCTTCCTGAAAAGAGTAAGTAATATCAGTTACTACAGTGCTTTCTACTATAGATGATAATTCATCAATACTTAGATATTCATTTATTCTAGTAAGAATATCGTAAACTCCCGTCTTTTTTTCAAGAGACAAATAATATTCTTCTAGAAGTTCTCCAAATAGAGGATATTGATCTCTTATAAAGAGTGGCAGAGAATCTTTAATTGTCTGAAAGATATTTACTCTTGTTTTACTCATCTCTTGTTAGTTGTAATATTTTTTGGAGTTTACTTAAATTACGATATCTCTACTAATTTTAGGTAATGACGATGATAGATTTTCATCAATCATTTCTACAGAACTTTTATTAACATCAAGTTGTAAAAATAGTTCATTTATACCGTAAACATCACTTGATACTGGGACAGCAGAAATTTCTATAATAGGAATAGAACTTGTGATCACAGTTGATACTATATTTATTGCACTTAAACGTATTTCTCCTTTCTCATAATCTACTATTCCTACATTAGATCTGACGAAATTAATCTTAGAATTTTGATATGTAAACAATGATATTGAACCAGTAATACCGTTTGAATTTGGAATATCAGTCATATAAACAGTTTCGGATATTCCTGCAACTTTAAATCCAGATGATCTGATATTAAAACCATCCTTATTAGACATTAAAAATCTATTTCCATAACAAATTTCATATTCTACTAACTTGTTTAGTATAGGTTGTAATAAACGTTTCATCTCTATTTCAGTTTCATTTGAAACTATAGATGAATCAGAATTGTCTATTAAAGATAAAAATTTACTAAATTTAAATCTTGATCCGTAAGAATTAATTTCTTGAGATTTAGAGAATTCATTAAGAACATCTAAAACTTTTGTTTTAATATCATTTGGAGAACTTGAGAAATTTGTATTATAAAACACTCTACTATTGAATGTAACATACAATAATTTAACATCTAATATTTCTGGAACTATTCCAGCAACGGAATATTTTCTTAATTCTCTTCTAATATTTTGTTTTATTCCAGTAGAAAGGTATAAACCATTTGTTGGTTTTATTGCAATGTAAACTCTACCAAATCTAGGAGGATTTAATTCTTCCCCACCAAAAGATGTTATTGAATCTGCTTCAGGATAAATTAATTTTACAATAGATTCGTAATCATTAGATGTTACTGCTCTATTTTGTGATGCATATATTCTTGGAGCATAATTTTTTACGGACTTTATAGATTCAATCTTCATTCCACCAGAAGAAGATTCCGCAGTAAATATGTTTGAAATATCTCTAGCAACTAGAACTCCATCGTTATCTACTAGAGTTCCTGAAAATGCAAATTGATTTATTCCATTACCTTCATCACCATTTGATATGATATAACTTACTTCTATAATATTACCATTCGCTAATTTTCTTCCAAAAATATCATCACCAAAAATTAATTCATATCTTTCATCTTCAACTTCTTGAATGAAATATACTGCTGAAGAACCATTAATAAATGCTAAAGAATCTGATCTTGAATATTTTAATGATACATTAGTAAATATATCGTCTTTAACTCTTACGTTTAATGTGGTATAATCTATACCAGGATTAGATAAAATAAATCTTTGATTTTTATTATTTAAATCTACAGTAAATGATTCTTGAATATAAGTTCCTTCATATACATCTATTTCTCTAAAAGTCGCAGTGTTATCAATAACAGGAACACTAACATCTTCTGTTATTGAAAATACGTAACTTTGGTTTCCGAATGTAGCAGAAGATGATGCTACAGTTCCTTTTCTTAAAGTTATTGTCTGAGGTTTTTGTGGAAACTCATTGGTATCAATATTAAATGATATTTTTGCTTTTGCAGATTTTCTTGGTCTTGGAACATATCCTATCTGTCTCGCTAAAGCAACTACATTTTCTCTTACTGTAGCACTATCAATAAAAACCTCATTCGACAGCATGTTAGCGTTGAATGAGGAAATATAGGTATTATATGCAAGAATATCTATTAAAAATGATAGAGTAGATCCTTCAAAATCATAATCAGTGAAGTTGGGATTAATTCTAATCTGATCTTTAATAGAGGTTCTAATTTCAGAAAAGTCTAAACTAGATACGTTTATTAGTGCCATTTATCTATTTGACTGTAGAGCAAATGTTAATGCCTGTGCTGGTACGTTAATACCAACAATTCTATAATTTATAGTTACTTCATACTCATTGTAATCATAGTTAGGTGAAACTACAACTTCTATAAGATCTACCCTCGGTTCAAATCTATTAATACTATTTTCTATTTGTTCTCTTATAATCGTAGCACTAATAGGGGTCATATTTTCAAATAATGACCTATTAATATCAGTTCCAAACTCTGGTTGAAATGGTCTTTCTCCAGGAATGGTATATACAATATTTCTTAAAGCTCTAGAAATAGCAGTTTCATTCTTTAAAGGAACCAAGTCATTATTGACAGGGTTCTTTTTAAAGGCCATGCTAATGTCTCTAAATGCTTGACTGACTATTTCTAGAGCCATGAAAGGTAGATAACAATCTATTTGTTATTTATCTGCTTTCATACAAAGGTTCTGTTCCATATTCCCAATCATCATAGTCATTATCATTACGAATTTTTGAATGAATTTCGTTTTGTTTAGAAAAATCATGTTTTTTGGGATTTAAATCATCACTTGCAATTTCTCTAAGTAGTTTTTGATCCATTGTGCTCTCCTGATTCGTTAAAATCAGAACTTTTTACGGGGTTGCTATCCCGAATTGGCGTAATTTCGTACATAAAATCGTCAGATGTCTCGATTTTACGACGATTTTCAACTGAATATTCGGTTAGATCAATTTCATATCCTGGATTTTTGGTAATTCTGTTCTTAGTCCATGCATCATCATACCATAATATCTTATTATTTGGGTATGCATAAAAATTTCCATTATCCATCTTGAAAAAATGAGCACATTTATGCTCTGGAGTCTCACTAAAGTTAGTATTCAGGGTAGATTTTGACTCCCATGACCAATCAAGAGTGAACATATAAGTTCCTTCATTTTTCTTTCCCTTATAATTGATTAATTCAGCTCTCAATCCTGATAACCTTGAACGAACTTGAACATCAATATAAGGAGAAAAGCAATCCCACCACATACATTCTTCTAGATCTGGAGGTACTGCATCAGGTTTCCAACAAAACGCATGGATCGGTCTACGAGTCCAGTTCACTCCATTCTCTAGAAACGCCTCAAAGAGTGGTACACGCTTCTCTAAGGACGCTACAGAGTGTACATCGCATAAAGTTACTTCACCATAACCTTTTTTATGATTGTAAAGAAATTCGTTACGAATGTAACAAGTAAATGTAGGAAGATTATGATTTAAATATGCCATACAAAGTAAATAAAAAAGCAGGAATTTCTTCCTGCTCTATCTATATTATTTACCTTGACCTCGATATGGTTTACGCGCCTTGTTACGACTTGTAGAAGCGTACTTGGTATGCTTTCCTTCACCTTGACGAGTATTCTTTGGTTTTGACTCAATTAGTTTTGAACCTGAAAGAGATTTCTTAATTGCCATAATTAAATTCCTGTAAAGTTGTTATGTAAAATGGATTCCCCACACTCATGTGAGGAGATTCCGGCTCATAAGATTAATATTATATCAATCTTTTATCTTCTATGTCAATCTCATTGAGATCTATTGTTTTATTACCTTCATAAGATTCTAAAGCCATCTCATGAAGGATGTCCGCAGCATCCTCATGAGATAGATTAGTGTAAATCTTACGTCCTTTGTAATAAATGTCCAACATCAGATAACGCGAGTTTTCTCGTGACCAACTCTAATACGAGGATCACACCAGATTTCAAATCCTGCTTCTTTTGCATCAAGACAGAATGATACATCTTCACCACACATGTCTTGTACTGCACCAGACTCAAAGACTTGCATCTTAGGTGCAAACCATGGATACTCTAGATTTTCAAATACACCGTTCTTAATCAGAACCCATCCGAAACCTGTATAGTCTACAGTGAATGGTTTGTTACGACGGGACATGGTTTCAATGGTCTCGTGATTCATCACACCACCATTATTGCGGAAGTCTTCCTCTTCTAACCAGTGTGCTACTGAAGTAGTCTTACCATCTTCAGTACAATACCAACCAGCAACTACTTCTTTCTCTTCACCTTCTTCACTTAGTGCTAGATCGCATAGTTGCCAGAACTTTTCAGTATTGAAAACAATGTCACTATCAATCCAGAGTTGATAATCATACTCTAGTTTACCATCCCAAGGTACTTGCTTAGGACCTCGTAGTACATTAGCACCTAGTACCTTACAACGTGCAAAGTTAACCATTGATGAATAATCCTGCGAGATCTGAATACTCATCTGATTCTGTACGAGATCAAAACATAGTTGTACAAATGCTTTTAGAAATGTAAATGAACAACCACGTCCAGGTAGACAGAATACAATTCGTTTCCCTCGCATCCTTTCTTTAATTGCCTCATAATCCCATGATGCGTCAGTCTTGGGCTTAGGGGGCGTTGCTTTTACTGTAAATCCTTTTGCCATAAGTTTTTAATAACTCTTCAGTACAAATTCTAATCCTTTAAAATGATAATGTCAATACGATGCGTTGAGATACTCTCTATCCTTCGTAAGACATTCATAACTTAAATCTTCCTTATTATAATTGCCAAGAAGTTCAACCATGGTATTCAACATCTCCCAAGTCCTATTAAACTCTTCTTCTGTTAAATTATGGTATACACAAGTATCCTTTACGTATACATGATACACCTTATCCATACATGAACCTCCACGGGCAAAAATAATTTTCCGGAATTTTTCTTACAGACTTCTATCTGCTTACTCATTATATATGAGACCTCCATGAATGTCCACTGTGTGGTTCTCCCAACCTACTCTGAGGTATTATGAGGTACTCTGAGGTATTATGAGGGTCCTTATACCTCCGGAAAAATTTATGAGTCTTATATAACTCTCGCGCTTTGTCACCTCTGTAGGTTAGGGTCTCTATTGATTTTTTATTATAATAAACAATAAAACGTAATAACTGCTAACACGAATACCGAATAAGACTGCGATTGTACGAATAAAGAATAACGAATAAGAT